CTAACACCAAGCGTAATGCTGATGGTGTTAAAGTTGCTTCTTACCGTCTCGGTAAGCCAACTAAAGCTTTGGTGCGCAAGGCACTTAAAGCAGGTTACAGCTTAGCCTAAACCACTTATTAGGGAGACCACCGTACAGGTGGTACTCCCTTTTTTTTATTCCTTGGAGAGCAAATGGAAATTTCAGTTAAAAAAGAAGAACTACAAAAGAAAAGTATATTTGTAGCAACACCAATGTATGGTGGTATGAATCACGGTTTGTATGCCAAAGCTTGTTTAGATTTACAAGCATTGTGTATTCAGTACGGTGTTAAAATTAAATTTTCATTTCTTTTCAATGAATCTTTGATTACTAGAGCAAGAAATTATTTGGTAGATGAATTCATCCATCGTTCGGATTGTACTCATCTATTGTTTTTGGATTCCGATATTCACTTTAATCCACAAGATGTTATTGCCTTGTTGGCATTAGAGAAAGATGTTATTGGTGGTCCTTATCCTAAGAAAGCCATCAAGTGGCGTGCTGTTAAAAAGGCAATGGAAAAGAATCCAAATATTGAACCACAAGCACTTGAAAAGGTGACTGGCGATTTCGTTTTCAATCCAGTTAAAGGTACCGAGAAATTTACTGTAACAGAACCTTTACAAGTATTGGAAATTGGTACAGGTTTTATGTTGGTAGAACGTAATGTTTTCACCAAGATGGAAGAAGCATATCCAATGATTCGTTATAAACCAGACCACGTTGGCCAAGCCAACTTTGATGGTTCACGTTACATTCAGGCTTTCTTTGATACAGTTATTGACACCAAAGATTCTATCACAGGTGGTGGTTCAGACCGTTATCTGTCAGAAGATTATATGTTCTGTCAAATGTGGCGTAAAATTGGTGGTGAGATTTGGTTGTGTCCTTGGATGAAAACAGACCACATCGGTACATATCACTTCAAAGGAGATATGCCTGCTGTTGCTAACTTTGTTGGTGAAATGTAATGATTGTAGGTTTACTTGGATTTATCGGTTCAGGTAAAGGCACCGCAGGTGACATACTAAAAGACATTGGCTTTACACCTTTGTCTTTTGCCAAAGGCGTTAAAGATGTTGCTGCTGAGATGTTTGGCTGGCCTAGACACTTGTTAGAAGGTGACACTCAAGCGTCCCGTGATTGGCGTGAAAGAACTGATGAATTTTGGACCAAAGAATTTGGTTATTCATTTACACCACGGCTTGCTCTACAACTAATGGGTACAGAAGTTGGTCGTGATGTATTTCATAAAAACTTTTGGGTTATCAAAATGAAACAATACATTTTGGAAAATCCAAATCAAAACTATGTTATCACAGATGTTCGTTTTCAAAATGAAATTCAATTCTTACATGATATGAATGGTGTTCTGATTGAAATTCAACGTGATGTCAAACCACATTGGTATGATATTGCACGTAAAGCTAATAACGGTGATTCCAAGGCAGTTAGATTTATGGTAGAACAAAGTGGTGTACATGCCTCAGAATGGAGTTGGATTGGTGGTCCTATAGACCACACGATTGATAATCAAGGATCCTTGGATGACTTAAAGGCAAACTTGATTAAGTGCTTGACTAAATCTTATGGTTCAAGTATAATTGATAATATGAATGAAGGAGTATCGTAATGAAACTATCTAATGAAACACTTACTGTGTTGAAGAACTTTGCTGGAATTAATTCTGGCATTGAGTTCAAAAAAGGCAATAAGATTGCCACCATCTCATCTACAAAGACTGTGCTTGCCAAAGCCACTTTGCCTGATGATTTTCCACAAGACTTTTGTATCTATGATTTGAATCAATTCTTATCAGTACATTCCTTGGGTAAAGATACTGAATTGGATTTTGATTCCAATAATGTAGTATTCAAATCTGGTCGTTCTAAGACCAAGTATCGTATGACTGCCAAAACTATGATTGTTTCGGCACCAGAAAAAGAACTGACTCTACCATCGATTGATGGTTCATTCAAGTTGAAAGATGAAGATTTGGCACAGGTATTGAAAAATGCTGCTGTCTTGGGTTCACCTAACGTTGCTTTTGAATCTGATGGTTCTAAAATCTCTGTAACATGTTTTAATGCTAAAGATGATTCAGCACACACAAACACAATCGAAATCGGTACAACTGATAACGACAAACAATTCAAGGCAGTTTTCTTGGTTGAAAACTTCAAGATGATTCCTGGTACCTATGATGTTCAAGTATCATCAAAAGGTCTGGCATCATTTGCTAATGAAAAAGGCGACTTGCAATACTGGATTGCAATTGAAGCCAAAGAATCTAAGTTTGGAGAATAATATGTTTTATGTAACTGATGCTGTCACCAAAAACCGTGTTGCTATTAATGGCAAACATGTAGTTGCTATATTTAAAATTCCAGAAGGTGAACATGCAGGTAAAACTGGTGTGAATCTTGTAAATGGAAGTATTGTCTGTGAAGAAGAAGATTACGCTATCGTAGCAGATGTAAACAACGGAATTTAATATGACTAAAGTTAATACATTATTTGGTTCTTATGATGATGATGCCTTGAAGAAACTCAAAGGTTATGTGGATGAGGTTGTACTTCATATGCACAAGAACGATGGTAACAATGCTGCCATCAAAGACATTATTGATATTGCACATGACGAATTGAAAGTACCTAAAAAGATTCTCAAGCGTATGGCAAAGACACAACATAAGAATTCTTTTCAGACTGAAGTGGCTGAATCAAAAGAATTTGAAGCATTATACGAAAGTATGGTTGAGGTGAAGTGATGCAAGTATTTGATATTACCCGTGAGGAATATATTGCTGTACTAGAGACTGAAGTAGAAACACTCAGTCGGTATTACTACAAACCAGAAACAGAAGGTACAGGAAATTACAATACTGCAATTGGTGTGTTAAAGCACCGTATTGAAGAATTAAAAAATGGTACTGGAGTTAGTGATGAAAAATTTGTTTATCGTCCTACAAAATAATGCAACAACTTGAAATATCATTCTTCTATCCTCTAACGGAACAAATTCCGTTAGATTTGGATTTTACTTCAACTGAAGAATGGATTGCTGAATGGCGCAAGAGACAATGGAACACTAATACACTTGCAACTAGTGGTAGTTTTTTGATTGGTGGTACAGGTACAACGAGTTGGTCACAACCTGTAACCAGCTCATTTGTTGTAAAGCCTTCTGCAAAGAATGTTGGTAAGTGGGAAATCTCAGACTCTATGTTTGTGTATAGACCCACAAAACCAAATGCCATCATCAGGTTTATGGCCAAGCATCTTCTTGGCTTTAAATGGCACGATGAAATTTAATTATATTATGGAGAATTTGAATGTCAGAACACATGTTGTGGGTGGAGAAATATCGTCCACAGAAAATTGAAGATTGTATTCTTCCTGATGCCTTAAAGGCAACCTTTCAGGAATTTGTAAATCGTAAAGAGATTCCTAATCTACTTCTGGCAGGTTCAGCAGGTGTTGGTAAGACTACTGTTGCTCGTGCTATGTGTGAAGAAGTAGGTTGTGATTACATTATCATTAACGGTTCTGATGAGAATGGTGTTGATACCATTCGTGTTAAAATCAAAAACTATGCTTCATCAATGTCCTTGACTGGTGGTCGTAAGGTCATTATCTTGGATGAAGCAGATTATCTAACGCCTAATGCACAGGCTATCCTACGTGCGGGTATTGAAGAATTTGCATCAAACTGTTCATTCATATTCACTTGTAACTTTAAGAACAGGATTATCGATCCTATTCATTCCCGTTGTACTGTGATTGATGTTAAGCCAAATGGTTCTAAAGCCAAGATGGCCACACAATTCTTCAAGCGTGTAGAATCTATCTTAAAAGAAGAAGATATTACCTATGACAAAGAGGTTGTTGCTGCCGTTGTCACTAAACATTTTCCTGATAATCGCCGTATTCTTAATGAATTACAGCGTTATGGTATATCTGGTAGTATTGACAAAGGTATTCTCGCAGCAGTTTCCGATGTTCAACTAGGTGAGTTAACTAAATCACTTAAAGACAAAGACTTTGCTGGTGCTCGTAAATGGGTCACCATGAACTTGGATAATGATCCTACACGCATCTTCCGTAAATTGTATGATGGTCTATATGAACTATTGAAAGCCAACTCGGTACCTCAATTGGTTCTTATTCTCGCCAAGTACCAATATCAAGCAGCATTTGTGGCTGACCATGAAATCAATCTTATTGCCTGTCTCACAGAAATTATGGTGGAATGTGAGTTCAAATAATGCCAGATTTATTCAAAGAGATAGTACCATCAATATTACAAACTGGTAAATCTGTTTTTCAAGATGATTTAGATTACAAAGATTATCTTCCCTTTATTGTCAATCGTGCCTTGTCCAATCATATGGATTGTGTGTTGTATGCCAACGAGATGAATCTTTGGCCAAATACAGACAAAGATATGCAATATCAGTATTATCTAAATACTATTAGACATATGAAACGGAAATTTCAACCGTGGCAGAAGTCCAAGAACGATGAGAATATTGATTGCGTTAAAACATATTTTGGTTACTCCAATCAAAAGGCTAAAGAAGCCTTGCGTATTCTTACTGATGAACAAATCGCTGAAATAAAAAGAAAAACAGACAAAGGCGGGTGATATGATTGACGTTAAGGATTTGGTGGAAGTAACATTACAAGAACAAGATGATTTCTTAAAGGTCCGTGAAACACTAACACGGATTGGTGTGGCTTCCAAAAAAGATAAAACATTATTCCAGTCGTGTCATATTCTCCACAAACGTGGACAATATTACATAGTACATTTCAAAGAACTATTTGCCTTAGATGGCAAGCCAACAGACATTACCGAGAATGACCTTTCACGTAGGAATGCTATTGCAAACCTATTGGAAGATTGGGGACTCATTAAGATTGTGAACAAAACACAAACGGAAACACCACCACCTATCTTCCTATCTCAGGTAAAAATCATTTCTCACAAAGAGAAGGCTGAATGGCAATTAACTCCCAAGTATAATATTGGTAAAAAACCACAAAATACTTGACAGGTAGTATAAATACTAGTATAATTATGGTGCCGTGCTCATTGAGGCGGCAATTTCTTAAACTCGCTTTAACAGGAGAAAAAGCATGACAACATTTAAAACACTAGCCCCTTTCGACTTTCGTTCATTTGACCCATTCGCTTTAGGTTTTGATGACGTATTCAAAGACCTACAAGACATGGCAAACAAAGTCTCTAAGACAGTTTCCTACCCACCATACAATATCAAACAAATCAAAGAAAACAAGTATGTCATTGAAATGGCAGTTGCTGGTTTTGCTAAGACTGATATTGAAGTTACCTTAGAGGGTAACAAGTTGGTCGTTAAAGGTGCTGCCAAAGAAGATGAATTAGACACAGCAGAATACCTCTTCAAAGGTATTGCTAATCGTGGTTTCAATCGTGAATTCAAGATTGCCGATAAGGTTGAGATTGAAAACGCCGAGTTGGCCAATGGCATGTTAAAGATATGGTTATCTAACATGGTAAAAGCCCAAGACATTATCAAAAAGATTCCTTTAGTTTCTAAAGATGCTTAACTGGTGGCCTGTATCCGATGAGGAATGGGAACGGTTAAATTATCCGGAGAAATTCCAAGGTAAATAACAAAGGGGCTCTTGACAGAGCCTCTTTTTTTTAGTATAATGGATTCATTATGAAATATCGAAACAAAGAATTCCAACATTCCAATCCCGTAAAAGTGCGTGTAAAATCGTCACAAGAAGTTTTCTATACCTTTAAACATTGGGGTACAGAAGATATTGATGGTGTCGATTTTATTTCGGTTTGTAAATTTGAACCTAGACAAGACCTGACACAGCAACTATACAAGATGCGTAAAGATTCATTGGAATATATTAAGTAATATTTCATAATATGAAAAGAAAACATATTGAAGCCTACATGAAGACCGCAGAGGTCTTTGCGGAATGTTCTACCGCCACCCGTCTCCATGTTGGTGCCATCATAGTCAAAGATGAACGTATTATCTCAATAGGATACAACGGAACACCGTCTGGATGGGACAATAACTGTGAAGATATCAAAGTAAATAATGATGGTGATTATGTCACCGTGACTAAACCGGAGGTGTTACATGCGGAAACCAATGCTATCGCTAAATTGGCGAAATTTAATGGATCTGGAAGTGGGTCTGTATTGTTCGTTACTCATTCTCCTTGTCTTGATTGCTCCAAGTTGGTTTTTCAAAGTGGTATTTCTAGCGTGTTCTATCGTAATAGCTATCGTGACAATGCTGGAGTGGACTTCCTCAACAAAGCAGGAGTAAAAGTGGAACAAATATGATTTTCTAAATAAGGCTGGAATACTATCTTCCAAGGAGTTTTCTATGAAATTGAGAATTGTTAATTGTCCCGATGAAGATTTCAAGCCTTACGTAGAACGGGCTACCCATTTCTTTGCCAAAGAATTAATCACTAATAAAAAAATTAGAAATAACTGTTTTGTTAAGATTAAATTTGATAACAAAATAAAAGATTATGGTTCCTGTCTGGTTGAAGAATATAATACCAGAAACCAACCAAGAGAATTTTTAATTGAAATTCATCCTGGTATTGGTGCTAGATGTATCATAGAAACAATTGCACATGAAATGGTGCATGTCAAACAACATATCAACAATGAAACCAATGATGACCTGTCTCATTGGCTCGGTAGAAAAATAAACTCAGACGAAATTGATTACTGGATACATCCATGGGAAATAGATGCTCATGGAAGAGAAATCGGCCTAGTAACAAAGTTTGCAATTATGGAAACTCTTTGGGAAGTATTTGAAGGATTTAAAAACCCAACCCAATCCATTGACGATAAACCTATCGGTTGGTTGGTTTAAAGGCTTGCCAAACAATAAAAGTTCCTATATAATAACACTATGACAAAATTTAATAACACATTACCGACAACCTCGATTTATCACAATTGTGATGAGTCATGGTCGACCAGGTTTTGTGTAAAGGAAAAGTAACTAAAAAGTTCTATCAGATTCTAAACACAAGACCCTAGACCTAAAAAATCTAGGGTTTTTTGTTTGGAAGCGTGGTCGAGTGGTCTAAGGCACTGGCTTTGAACCCCAGCGTATTGAAAAGTACCGTGAGTTCGAATCTCACCGCTTCCGCCAAATTTGCCTTTATAGTTAAATGGTATAACATCGGTTTTGTAATCCGAGGTTTGCAGTTCGATTCTGTGTAAAGGCACCAATTTGTTTCTCGCTGGTGTAGTGGTAGCACAATAGTCTCCAAAACTATTAGTTGCGGTTCGATTCCGTAGCGGGATGCCAATTGTATAGGTGTGACCCGAAAGGTTAGGGGGCGGATTGCAAATCCGTTTTATGCAGGTTCGATTCCTGTCACCTATTCCAAATGTGTTGTATTAAAACAACAGTCTGGTTGACAGGACTACCAGTTGTGTTATAATTCATCCATGAATTGAGAAATCAATTCAACTGTTCTTTAAAAATTTTGCATCAAATGCTCGGTTCGTCTATCGGCTAGGACACTGCCCTTTCACGGCAGTAAGGAGGGGTTCGATTCCCCCACCGAGTACCATTTGTTTAGTGTTATCAGGGTATCGTTTATAGACGTTATAAACTACTCGACAGCAAGGGTGCGACCAACGCTGTCTGAAATAACCGCCACTCGCTCGCCAGTGCTAGCTACATTTTTGGCAAATAGGCACGATAACACTAAACAAATGGAGAATGAGAAGCATTGGCGACTTCAGGAGACTGTAAATCTTCCACCTCAGGTATACGGGGTTCGAATCCCTGATTCTCCACCAAATCCCGTTACTATTTTTCGTTAAAATAGCGTTTGATTAGCGATAGAGATCCGGTGGCAGAAGACCGTTAGCGGGGTGAAGCCTAGAATCTGATAGGCAGAATCCTAACTGCACACAGACTTTGAATAAAAAGGATGGACAGGGTAACACCTCAAGTAGTGGCGACAATGGAAGGCGTAGACTACACCTAATTTTGGCTTCATAGTATAATGGTTAGTACGTTGGCTTGTCACGCCAATAATAGGAGTTCGATTCTCCTTGAAGCCGCCAATATTCCTCGATAGCTCAGTCGGTAGAGCAGCAGACTGTTAATCTGTTGGTCGGTGGTTCGAGCCCACCTTGGGGAGCCAATTTTCGGAGTATAGCGCAGTCTGGTAGCGCATCTGGTTTGGGACCAGAGGGTCGTAGGTTCGAATCCT